GTCATGCAAAGTGGTAGGGGAGCTTTCGCTCCCCTCTAGGTTTAAATCTTTTTGCCAGATTTGAAAATCATTTGATATAATTCCCATTCATCTTTGTAGGTATCAAATTCACCTTCGACTGCGGTAAGGTTATCTAACATTCCTTCAAGAATATATTCTTGATCTTCACTTAATTCCAACTCTTCGTCATGTTTGGTATCATCTAAAACTTCTTCAAGAATTGCTCTTGCTTCAGTCACTGCATTACAAACTTTTTCAAGCTGCTTAATTTGATATTTCTTCATAACTAACTCCGTTTTTGTTGTTGTTTATATTATAAATATACATGAATACCTGGTTATTACCAACCAAATAAGACTATGAATGACCGTAGGGTGGGTCTGTGATTCTGGGCGGAGTAAGGGTAACTATGTACAAAAGCAAAATAAGAACAAAACATATTGACCCCCCACCCCCTATATAAGACGGACAGGGTAACTAACACAGTTATATACTACAAGCATTGATATTTTCATTCAGATATATTATTGTTCGGACATGAATTTTGAAGCTCTACCAAAAGAAGTGTTACAGGAAGTCCTGTTACTGGAGGAACAACGCAAGCGTCTTGAAACTCGTGAAGAGGCTCAAACTAAATTCCTATCCTATGCTAAACATGTATATGAGGGGTTTATTGAGGGTAGACATCATAGACTCATAGCCGAAAAGCTCGAGGACATTGCATCGGGTAACTTGAAGCGTTTGATAATCAACATGCCACCTAGACACTCTAAGTCAGAATTAGCGTCATATTTAATGCCTTCGTGGTTCTTGGGCCGTAATCCTAAATTAAAAATAATACAGGCTACCATGAACACGGAACTTGCTGTAAGATTCGGAAGGAAAGTCCGTGATCTCATTGCCGATCCCATTTATGCAGAGATCTTTCCCAAGACGGACTTGAAACAGGATAGCCAAGCGGCAGGTCGTTGGGAGACTAGCCAAGGCGGGGAATATTTTGCTGCGGGGGTGGGTGCTGCAATGACAGGTCGAGGTGCGGATTTATTAATTATTGACGATCCGCACTCGGAACAAGATGCATTGTCCACGGTTGCTTATGATAATACTTACGAGTGGTACACATCAGGACCGAGACAGAGATTACAACCGGGGGGAACCATCATCATTGTGCAAACGAGATGGTCAAAGAAAGATTTGACTGGTCGTTTAATTCAGAATATGGCGATGGATACTATGGCAGATCAATGGGAGGTTATAGAATTCCCAGCGATATTACCGAATGATAAACCTTTGTGGCCCGAGTTTTGGGAAGTTAATGAATTATTAAAGGTCAAGGCTTCACTGTCCCCGGTCAAGTGGAACGCACAGTGGCAACAAAATCCGACATCGGAAGCTGTTGCAATGATCAAGAGAGATTGGTGGCAGTGTTGGGAGAGATCAGATACGCCAAGATTAGATTATATAATTCAGAGTTATGATACGGCTTACAGTAAAAAAGAGAGTGCTGACTTTAGTGCAATTACAACTTGGGGTGTGTTTGAGCCGAGAGAAAATGGCGATCAGCATTTAATAATGTTAGATGCACAAAAGGGTAGATGGAATTTTCCAGAATTAAAAGAGATTGCGATAGAGCAAAATAATTACTGGGAGCCTGACATGATGTTGATTGAGGCGAAAGCGAGTGGACAACCTTTAGCAGATGAACTAAGATTGTTAAATCTTCCTGTTACTACGTTTAGTCCTGGTAGACGAAAAGGTGGTGGCGGTGTAGATAAGACTATGAGAATGCATATAGTATCGCCTATATTCGAATCGGGCAAAGTATGGTATCCTGATGGAGAGAAGTTTGCAGAAGACGTTATTGAAGAGGTTGCCTCTTTTCCTAATGGTGATCATGATGACTATTGTGATAGTATGACTATGGCATTGATGCGTTTTAGACAGGGTGGTTTTATAGATTTAAAAGGCGAAGAGATTCCAGAGGACTGGTATCCAAGAAGAGCAAGAGAGTATTACTAATGGCTGATGATTTAGACGATATCAAAGATTACCATGAAAACCGAAGAACGGGTTCTAAAAAGGTAAAAATAGATGGCACTACTCATACGTCTAAAACAAAAATTAGATTAAAAGACGGTAGTACAGTAACATTACACAAAGTTTTTGGGGATCCTAAAGACCCCATGATGAATATTATAAGAGACGATGGTAGTAAACAAACAATGCGTCTTTCTAATAGGGAGACAGGTAAACCGGGAAGACCAACAAAAGATACAAAACCAGATGCACCAAAAAGAGAAATAAGTCCTTTTATGAAAGTTTTTAACGCAAAAGCAGATAAGATAACAAAAGATACGAAAGACGGAAAAATTAAAACATTAGCAGATTTAAAACAACATTCTTCTTATAAATCTACTTTTAGTGGTGATATAAAAAGTAAATTAGTAGGTGCTTTCAAAGCTGCAGGTGGAGATACTTCATACACACCAGTGCCAAAAAAAGAAGTTAAGAAAAAATTTGCAGGTAGTTTTGCTCCTGAGAAATTAGCAAAAATTAAAAAAGGTGCAGGTGCAGGAACATCGAGAGGACCAGACGGAGTTATACAAATTCAAGAACCGCTTTTGCTTGATAAAAGACAAATGGATCTTGATCGAAGAAGCATGTCTCAAAGGGCGTTTATACAAAAATACCCTGGACAAAAATATGCGTCTGGAGGATTGGTCAATGCAAACAACGGAGCTTTTATAGAAGTGCAGAATAGATTTTCAGATAGATTATTACCCGGCAAAAAACGAACCACGAGGATATACTAATGGCAACAGAACCTAGACAAATTGCAGGAATGGTAGAATCAGCTATGGGAGCAGGTGGATCACCGATGCCTGAAGATGAAGCTCTTGATATTGAATTAGAAGAAGACATGGAAGAATTGCCAGAAGGCATTGAAATGGCTGGTGAAGAAGAAGTTGAGATTGAAGCAGAGCCTTATGATCACACAGCCAACCTTGCAGAAGTTTTAGACGAAGATGTTTTAGGTGATTTATCATCTGAAATTAGATCTAAGTTTCGTGAAGATCTTGAGTCTAGAGAAGATTGGGAAGAAGCGATTGCTAAAGGTTTAGGTCTCCTTGGTATAAATTACGAAGACAGAAGTGAGCCATTCTTAGGTGCAAGTGGTGTAACTCATCCTCTGCTCTCTGAAGCGGTGACCCAGTTCCAAGCACAAGCGTACAAGGAAATGTTACCAAGTGGCGGTCCTGTAAAGACCCAGATCCTTGGTGCACCGACCAAGGAGACTGAAGATCAGGCACAGCGTGTAGAAGACTTTATGAATTATCAGTTGACCGAGGTCATGGAAGAATATGACGCTGATACAGACCAAATGTTATTTTATTTGCCGTTAACTGGTTCTACTTTCAAAAAAGTTTACTTTGATGAAACTAAACAGAGAGCCATGTCCAAGTTTGTACCAGCAGAAGATTTAGTGGTTCCGTATTCTGCATCTGATTTAATGACGGCTGAGAGGGTTACACATGTTGTTACAATGTCATATAATGATATTCGAAAACTACAAGTAGCAGGAGTTTATAGAGATGTTGAAGTATCTGAAACCAGCGATGGAGAAGACGAAGGAGCTATCCAAGAGCGTGCTGATGAGTTGTTGGGACTACGCCCAAATTATTCTGATGACTCTTACACCTTATTGGAATGCCACATTGACTTGGATCTGGAAGGTTTTGAAGACTTGGATATGGAGGGGAATCCTTCGGGGATTATGCTCCCTTATATTGTTACCCTTGATCAAAATTCTGGAAAAGTGTTATCAGTGGTTAGAAACTTTAGAGAGCAAGACCCACTAAAGAGAAAAAGACAATATTTTGTACATTTTAAATTTTTACCGGGATTTGGTTTTTATGGTTTCGGGTTACTACACACAATCGGTGGTTTGTCTCGTGCAGCCACCTCAATATTGAGGCAATTAATAGATGCAGGTACTTTATCAAATCTTCCAGCGGGTTTCAAAGCGAGAGGTGTTCGTATTCGTAACGATGACGATCCTCTTAACCCTGGTGAGTTCAGAGACATCGATGTCCCAGGTGGAGATCTCAAAAACTCCATCATCCCACTGCCATATAAAGAGCCATCAGCTACATTAGCACAGCTTTTAAGTGTAGTTGTTGACTCTGGAAAGCGTTTTGCACAGGTTGCAGACGCAAAAATAGCGGATGTAAACTCTCAAGCACCTGTTGGAACGACTGTTGCACTCATTGAGCAAGGCTCAAAGATCATTTCTAGCATACATAAGCGTCTACATTACGGACAAAAGCAAGAATTTCGCATGTTATCAGAGATTTTTAGCGAAAATCCCGTCCCATACCCATATTTTGTCGGAAATGTGCCACCAGAAACCATGCAACAGGACTTTGATGGTCGTGTAGACATACTTCCAGTGTCAGATCCGAACATTTTCTCTATGTCACAGCGATTATCACTGGCTCAAACACAATTACAGATGGCTCAAGCTGCTCCACAGATGCATAATCTTCGTGAAGCGTACAGAAGAATGTATGATGCACTCGATATTAAGAATATTGACGCAATTTTACCAGAGCCACCACAACCAGCACCTATTGATCCAGCAACCGAGAACGGAAATGCATTAAAAGGTATGCCTTTACAGGCGTTTCCAGAGCAAGATCATGAAGCACATGTAAGAGCACACATTCCGTTTTTAGCAAACCCAGCATCACAAGCAAATCCACAAGGATTTTTGATGTTACATGCACATGTACAAGATCACATAGGCATGATGGCTCGAGATCAGGTTACAGCTTTCTTCCAAAAAGCAGAAGAAGAAGCACAAATGAAAGGTGAACCTGTTCCACAAATCAACCCTGCGGCAGTAGAAGCAGCGATTGCTCAACAAACTGGTGAGATATTGAATGAATTGCTACCATCATTAGCACCAGCAACACCACCAGATCCGTTAGTTGAGATTAGAAAGAAAGAACTAGAGAATGATTCTGCTGAATTACAACGTAAAGCTATGAATGATCAGATGAACTTTCAGATTGATGCAGCTAAACTACAACAAGCATATGATTTAGCTCAACAGAGACAAAGGCTACAATCAGACATTGCTGACGATAGAAATGATGTGAATGTTTATAGAATTAACATGGCTGCTGCGAGGGGTAACAAAACTAAATAAGCTATGATATAATCTGGGTATGGATCCAGTAACTATATCAGTAGCCGTAGGAATAGCGGGCAAAGCTTTTGATGCAATCAAAAAAGGTTTTGCTGTGGGTCGTGATATTGAACAGATGTCTGGAGATATTGGACGCTGGATGGGAGCCGTATCTGATGTTGATAATGCAGAAAAGCAAGCTAAAAATCCTCCCTTGTTTGGTAAACTATTTAAAGCAGGTTCTATTGAAGAGGCAGCAATGGCTGCATACGCTGCGAAAAAGAAACTTGAGGAGCAAAGGTATGAACTCAAGATTTTTCTAAATATGACTTATGGCCCACAAGCTTATGATGATCTCCTTAAGATGGAGGGTCAGATAAGGAAACAACGTCAAGAGACAATTTACAAACAACAACAGATGAGAAGACAGATAGGTGAAGCACTTGCTTGGCTGTTTGTAGTTGCTCTTGTTGGTGGTTTTGCTGTTTTAGTTGCATCAATTTGGATTAAAAAAGCAAATGCTTACGAATACAAACCAAAAGATTACACAAGACAACAGAAAGAATGGCGTAATCCAGATGTAAAAAAATACACAACATGTAGACTAAAGAAGAGAATTACGTCAAGATATACAAATAAGAGAGCTTGTATCTATGAAGGTGGTAACAAAACATTTACAATGATGATTGAAACTTGGTGTCCAAAAAAGTATAAATGTTTGTATGATCCTAATGGTGAAGAACCAGATATAGATAAAGTTATGGAAAGTTTAAGAAGCATAGGAAAAAAATAATGGATAGTAATGTAATTTTAGACGCATGGAATGAGTTAACTTATTTTGAGGGAATATTATTTACAATTTGGCTATTTATCTTATATTATGGTAAATGCTGGATAGATCAGAGGTTTAAAAAATGATAAGATGGATTTTAAATAAATTAATAAAGGACGGTAGAGTTGGTGTTAGCTCTGCTAGAGAACTATCTAAACATAGACTTCATACAACAAAGTATGAAGATTTGTGTATGTAGGAGGACGGAGTGTTTCAAGCGTTAATAGGTCCACTAGCTAATTTAGCTGGAACTTGGTTTGAGAACAAAGTTGAAAAAACAAAAGCTGAAGGACAAGCTAAAGTCGCAGAGGCTCGTGCTCGTGCAACTGTTGCGGAAAAGGTTGCAGCAGGTGAGGTCGCATGGGAAGGTAAGATGGCAGATGCTACAGTGGATAGCTGGAAAGACGAATTCGCCTTAGTTGTGCTTTTAGCTCCCGCAATTTTGGTCTTCATACCTGGGATGAAAGAGTATGTTAAAGAAGGATTTGATATATTGGCAACTTTGCCAGACTGGTATCAGTACCTTTTATATATTGCAATTAGTGCAAGTTTTGGAATCAAGGGAGTTGGACAAGCTGCAAAGATGTTCAAGAAAAAATAATGGCAGACCCTAAAGTTGGCACAGGTAAAAAACCAAAAGGTAGTGATAGGAGATTATATACTGATGAGAACCCCAAAGATACCGTTAGTATTAAATTCGCTACAGTGGCAGATGCTAAAGCTACAGTATCAAAAGTTAAAAAAATTAAAAAACCGTATGCTAGAAAAATACAGATACTCACAGTCGGTGAACAAAGAGCAAAAGTAATGGGTAAGACAAAGGTAGCTGAAGTATTCAAAAAAGGTAAAGAACAAATAAGGAAGTCACATGGCAAGGGTTAACCAGTTTGCAAAAGAT